CGAGCAACGATTTCTTGAGCTTCTTCTTCAGAATCTGCAACGTGCACAACTTCACCGTCAGCGCCCACAACGTTAACACCATCAGCGGTGTAACTTGCCTTGCCTTCAGCTTCTTGAACTTCGTCTAGGTCTTCTTCGCCGAAAGATTCCTTTAGTTGCTTACGAAGGTCTTTTACTTTTGTTGTAAGCTTGGTAACGTCCTTGCCATCTTTCTTGAGCTTCTTAATCTTCTCTTGAGTGGCTTTCAATTCGGCCTTGACCTTTTCCTTGTCAACTGCCGAAGGCTTCTTACCTTCCTGAAGCATTTGACGAATGGTATCTTCTAGTGCCATAATGGGTTAAACTCCTAGTTTATTTGTGTTATATAGCTATTTATACTGGTTTATTTTTTGAAACAATCACTTAAGAACTTTGAAGCTGTCAATGTATTCTTTGAATAGCTTAAAATAAGTTTCTTGAAGTTGGGTTTTGCTTGCTTGCCTGACCGTTTCTCTAAATCTTTCTTGCCATTCTCCATCCACAAATTCCCATTCTTTTGATTCATAAATTGCTTCAACAAGGCTAGAGTAGTTGCTTGGGTCTTGTACCAGATCAACGGTAGCCAACATAAAGTCATCTTGGACTTCGTTGACTCCGTTTACTTCTCTAACAGAACCCAAAGCTCTTGTGCTAACACCTAACTTGACGCCTCCGTCAATTAAAGCTTTAGCTTGTTTGCCACAATTTGTGTCTAGAATCTTGGCCTTTCCCATAAGTTCTTTACCTTCAAAGTGAAGGTCAGTAATCAAATGTGAAACTCGATCTAGATTTATTGTGGCTTCGTCTGGATGTCCCAACTCTCCAACTGCGCGAGACTGTTTGACATATTCCTCGACGTATTTTTCTACAGCAGGCTTTAGTACCCGCATAGGATAAATTCTTTTATTCTTGTTTGGCGTATCTGCGGATGAAAAAGGTCCGGCAATGTAATACTCTTTCTTGCCGTCTTTCGACTCCGTTATTAGCTCTAAATTATTTACTGAGGTTTCTACAATTAGTCTTGCCATTTTATTCTTCTTAGCTTCTTAGTGGGTGATCTGCATCGCCGTAACCGCCAACCTTTCTGACCTCAATAATCAAGGTAGATGCGAAAGTTCCTGAAAGGGTTACGACAATATCGCTGGTGTTGTTTTCTGACAAAGAGAAACCATCGAATTGCCAAATTCCTGATCTGGTAAAAGACAACACATCAACTGCATTCCGAGTAATCTTAATTCCACCAGTAACGTCGGTGTCATAGTAAACCTTGTTGATATTTACTTTTGATACTCCAGAGGTATAAACCTGACTGTCGAAAGTGTAGACTCCGGATGGAGCAGCGATTGTTGGGGCAGACAGGGTTACATAGTGATCATGAATTTCGGTGACTGTTGTACCCGGAGTAATCCCGATTCCAGAAACGGTTCCACCAATTACAATGCCAAGTGTATCTCTAACCTTGATGACGCTGTCACCTGACTCGAAGAACGCTTCTTTGTCGTTTGTTTCTACAAGACTAGAGAGGGCAATGGTGTGTGCACCATTGCCCACAAGCTTGATCACAGAGTGATTAAGAGTTTTCTTTAGCGTGGTTACGGTTACAGGCATCTAAGTTACTCCTGATCCTTGTTAAAGAATTCCTTGGCAACATCTGTCTTAAGGCTCTGAACTTTCTCCAGAGCCTTTTGCGAGAAGACCTTGCTAAAAGATTCTTGTGCTTCAAGGTGCTTTCCTTGCACAACCTTCTGAATCATGTTTCTGATTTCTTCTTTCATTGTTTGAACCTTTAAATTAATTCATTACGACTATTTATGCTTGTCGCTGTGTTGGGGGAGCGAAGGTCACTTCGCCACCAGCAGCAGGCTCTGCTGCTGTTGTCTCTGGAGCCTCAGTTTCTGCGCCGACTTCTGGAAGTTCTCCTTCCATGTCTGCACCAAAGTCAACCGGCGATCCGCCACCCAAATCTCCACCAAGATCGCCAATACCACCACCAGAACCAGTTGGGGCGGGTTTATATTCGTCTGGGTTGAATGTGCGCTCTTTTTCGATTTGATCTTCCATCTCTTTCGCTTCTTGTGCAGTCATTCCTAGAACTGTTCGATACACATATTGGCGAGAGAAGTAGGTTCCGATGTAGGAGTCAATCTTTCCTAGAACATCTAGACGGTCGTTAAGAAGTTCAATCTCTTTTAGTTCAGTAAAGTTGTTGTCCTTACTGAAGATTACCTTAATGTCCTTGACAATTTCTTCCCACTCTTCGATTGTCATGATGCCCTTTAGCACGCACTGAATCTTGAGTGCATCGAGGATTAGACCTGAGAATCTTCTGCGAAGCTTGTCGATGAACTTAGAAAACTTCAATTCATCTCGGGTTACTTCAGAACTTCTTCCAAGACTAAAAGCCTTGTCTTCTTGAAGTCTTGATAGTGGCACGTTAAGTGCTTGATATAGCTTGTTCTGGAAGTATACAACGTCTTCAATTTTGTCCAGAGCTTGCGCGCCGGGAAGAGTGGTAATGTCTGCTGATTTGCCGTCGCCGTAAACAGGCAACCACAAATCCTCTTGCATAGACAGGAACTTTTTGTCGTCACGAACTTCACCAGTCTTTCCGTCATAAACCATCTTATTTCGATACTGAGAAATCATCTTTCTCATATATCCTTCTTGCTGGGTCTTTGGCAAGTGGCCGACAGGAATTTTAAATACTCTGCGCTCTGATGCTCGACTCAAACGATAGATGACGATGGCGTCTTCCATCATGCGAAGTTGGTTTGCTGGACGAATTGCTTTGTGTAAAAAGCTAAGAACGTTTTGTGTTGATGGATCGGTCAGACCCGAATTGCAATATAGAATCGAGTCTGGAGAAATCTTTAGGTGCTGTGAAGTCTGTGATGCTGGTTGCCCGACCTGACTATTGGCGGAAGTTCCTCCAAACCCAGAATCCGAATATACGAAGTATTCCTCTTTCTTGTGAAGCATTTGCGCGCCGGTAGAAGCCTGAACAGTCTCGTATTCAGTGACCTTCTTCATCTTGATGGAATCTACCAGACGAAGGTCTTTGATTCCGTTTTTGAATTATATTTTGGGTCAATCAGGATGTGATAATAGATTTTCCCGTCTACATACCAGCGACGAAAGATTTCTGATGCTGACTCTCTGAAGTCCAAAAGATCGAGGACATTGTAGAATTCATTTTCCACAAAGTTTTTAATTCTGTCATCAACTTCTACATCTTCCAAGTCTAGCTTTACTATGTCACCGTTAGCGTCTTCGCAGATTGCCTCGTTGACAATATCTTGGATTCCTTGATCTACTTCAGGGTATAGAGAGATTTCTCTGTACCTGCGAACAAGTTCAGTTTCACTTCTTGTAAGCCCTTCAATGTCGATGAAAGTTCCATAAAACCCAGCAACAGCAGAAATAGGAAACGAGCCATCATCCGAAACCTCTGGAGAGAATGTTGGGGTGTTGTCTTTGTCTTCTTTTGATCTTACAATCTTAAACCCGAATAGATCGGTAAATGCCATGATGTATGTCCTTCAGATGTTTTGGGGGCAAAATGCCCCCAATTTTCTTTAACTAGCTTATTCTATTTAAAGAACGTTACTCGCCAACCTACCTTCTGTAGTCCAATACTGATACTGGAAAGTCACTGTGTAGGTTTCGATTGTGTTTAGCTGATCGAAAGAAAGATCGATAGCTGAAATGTTTTCTGGGAACGCGCCAATCATTTTGTAGGTCTTTAGCTCGTTGCCGTTACGATCTAGTTGAGTGACATACAAGTCTTGCCAATATACAGCAGGCTCAAGTGCTCCTGTGTTATCGCGGTTCTTGTTCATCAACTCTGACCAGTTTTCCAAAGCATTTCTGATTCGGAAGTCGTTGTCGTTGATGATTGTCACGGTCCACGGCTCGAACGATCTATCGCCAGATGTTTTAACTGCCCGACCTCTGTAGTAGGTTTCGATTGTTCCGACAGTCGAAGCAGGAAGAGAGCCACCGCTACAGAAAAACTCTGTTAGAGCAGTTGCACCCGTGCCGTCAATCAGAGGGAAGTTTAGTTGAATACGGAATTGGTTTGGGCGGATGCCCCCTCCGTAAAAGGCGCTCTTGAAGGAATCAATGTTTGCCATTGAATTATTTCTCCTAATAAATCTTTATTAATATTTAGGGGCGACAAAAAGCGCCCCTAAATTTTTAAATATTACTGACCACCAGTGATTTCTGAGAAGCTAACATCGCTTCTAACAGCACTGAATGTCAACTGAATGAAGTTGATGCTGTATGCTGGTTGAACCATAATGTCACCACGGAACTCGTTGCGCATGATTACATCTGGGGTGTTATTTGTTTCATCACAAACAACCTTGAAAGCAGTGATGCCTTCTCGACCCTGAATCTCACGCAAGAATGGTTCCACATAGGCTCTAAACTGTGCACGGGTAGAAGCAGTGTTGTTTTCGAACAGTTGATACTGTGCTGCACGGGCAATTGCCTTACGCATCACAATAAACAGTCGGCGAACGTTGATGCGGTCAAATGCGCTTGGACGGCTAGAAAGAGTCTTGTCGCCATACAGCACAACGCCCTGACCGGGGAAGCTAACTACTGGGTTAATTCCTGCCGAATACAAAACATCACGTTGAGTCTTGTTTGGGTTAACGCCAAGCTTAACAACGTTCTTCAATTGTCCACGGTTAAAGCCAGCAGGGGACTTCCATGCATCGGCAACTTGATCAGACCTAGAAGTAAGGCCAGCAATGTCTCCGTTCAAAGGAACCCAACGATAGATGTCGTTGTACTTGTCGTATTGATATTTCCAACCGCTATCCAAGAACGCGAAAGATGAATTTGCATTCAAAGTGGTCTTGCGGTAGGTTACAATTTCATCAATTCGATCTGAAGTTGAGCCGATGATTGGGCCGCCAGTAGAAGCAACTGGTGACAAGAACACAACGATATCTTGGCGAGTCTCGGCAAGGGCAACAAGAGCGTTTGAAACTGTGGCGTTCGATGGGCCTGAGATTAGCAAAGAAAAGTCGTAGGTCTCTGAGTTTTTAAACTCTTCGTATGCTGTGATGATTTCGCCATCGGTTGCAGTGCCACCATCATCACCGTTAGCAAGAGCAACAGTCAATGCGGTTGTAATAGTCTTGAAGGCTGTTGTTGGGCTAACCACTGAACCGAACTCAAGCCCTGTTGCGCCAAGTCCGCTTGTTGGGTGAGACATCCACCAAACATACTTTGATGTACGATTGATCACGTTCACATAGTAGCTTGAACCGCTACCAAACTGAGTTGCGTCAGCAGCCTTTGACAAGAATGCGAACTTCTCGATTACAGCGCCGGGCACTCCACCAATCAAACCATCAGAGTCAACAACAACAACGTGAACTTCGTCATTGGCTGTTTGATTGATTGCGTAAGCATATGCAGAGGTTCCGGGAACGTCAGTGAATTCGTCCTTGTAATCCCAAGCATCAAAAGAAGCGGAGTCTGCCATAGAGACTGTTAGAGAGTTTCCGCGAACTCCGGGATACTTAGCAGCCCATTGTCCTGCGAATGCGCGCTCTGTTGACCCCATAAGATCGTAGTCGCCTTCATTGTTAACAACGACCTTCTTCAAGATTGTGAAAGCTAGGGCTGAATCTGTAACAGGGGAGTTGGTTTCTAGTTGAAGCGAAAGGTCAGAAGCAATCTGCTTGACATAGCCAGTAACTTCAGTTGTTCCTGATGTGAAGATAATCTTGTCGCCGACTTCCAATTCGGTTTCAAAAATAGTTCCAACGCCGGTTACGGTCGGATCATTTT